TTCTTATCGCACCATTTCATAAATCGCAATTCCCATAGAGATCTATAAACAATATTGCTTATATCGCCCTTATATTTGCCGGGATTATCGACTCTAAATTTGCCCTTGTAGGTTTTGGTATACGTCATCTATATAAATAATTATGATCCAACAATATTTATTACCACAGACATGGCTCAATCTCAATTTACACCCCCTTCTGATGTAGTATCTGAGGGCAGAAAACAAAACGAAGCACCGTATAAGAATCAAGATCAAATACGAGGATACAACATTGGTACCTTTGAATACCCCGAGGGTTTGCGAGTAAAACCCGATTTACAACATTATGTTGCATTTTATATTAATGTGCGAGAAAAAAGCACTCAGGGAAAAAGAGCACAGTTTTCCGATCATCTTGTAAGTATAGAGGAACAAAAAAGAATAGATGCCCTAAATGAAAATTCTTCTAGAATAACACAATCTGCGGCAGAAGCAGGGGTGACAACAGTAGCAGACAATGCGGGTAAGATTGCTGCCGCAGGCGCCTTTTTAGCAAGTGTTGGTATGAGGTCTAAAATATTTGATTCTGTTAAAAGAGCAGCTATTGCGGGTGCTGGTGCAAGACTTATTACCAATATGATAGATAAAATGAATTATGAACCATTCTCATCTGGCTCAACGCTGAGGTTAAAAGAAGTAATTACGCTACACGTTGAAGACAGACCATCTGTAAAATATGGCGTAAACTATGGTGAAATGGAGATGGGCGCTTTGACAGGTATGTTGATTGAAGGGTCTGCTGCAGCAACCAGAGGTGCTCTTGGTGATATGTCAAAAGAAATACAAGCAAGATTCTTAAGTGAATTAGTTAAATTACCACAATTAGGTAACCGTGCCGGCGGAACACTAAATGATCTAAGAGAATTATCCTCAAGAACAAAAACAAATCCTTTTAGAGAAGTTCTGTTTGAATCTGTAGATTACAGGACCTTTAACTTTAGATATAAATTCTTTCCAACGAATAAAAGCGAAAGTCAAAAAGTCTTTAAAATAATTGAAATGTTTAAAATACACATGCATCCCGAATTAACTAGCGGTAAATTATTTTATATCTATCCATCGGAATTTGATATTCAGTATTATTTTAAAGACAAAGAAAATAATTATTTCAATAAATTTGCCAAGTGTGCATTAACAGATATGACAGTTGATTATGGCGGCGAGCAATTTGCAACATTCGAAGATGGGTCTCCTGTTGAAGTGGGTGTCAATTTGACATTTAGAGAACTAGAACAAATGACTTCTGAGGGAATAGAAGAAAATGGCTACTAATTTTTTCGAAAGCTTCCCAAAGATATCATATACATTAGATAGTTATGACAGTGAACAGGTTGTAGTAGACATTTTTAAAAGAGTCATAATATCTAAAGAATATCAAGAAAACTCTTCGTTTTATGAAACTTATGAAGTTCGACACGGCGAATCACCTGAAGATATTTCATATAGATTTTACGGTACACAAAATTTACATTGGTTAATATTAATGGTTAACAATGTAATTGATCCTAGATTTGAATGGCCTCTATCTGAAGAAAATTTATTTAAAGTTGTTTCTGACAAATACGGATCAGATCAAAATGTTTTTACTATTAACAGAGCGTTAAATGCAAAAGGATATCAGGTAGAAACATTTTTTATTCTTGGGGAAGAATCCTCACATAAAGACCCTATTAGAATATTATTTGAAGACAACGACCCCGATTCAATTAATACACCAATTGCATATGAAACATCAAATACAATAGTTCAATTTGAAAGCAATTTTGAAATTGAACAAAATAAAAATGAAGGTTATAGAAATATTAAAATATTAAAACCGGAAATCGTGCAAGAAGTTTTAACTAACTATAAGAAATTGATACAAACATAATGCTTGAAGAAGTTCTACAAACACCCGGTGAAGTAGTAATACAAAATCTTGCTCTGGTATCTATTACGCAAGGTAAGTATGTTAACCTCACAGATTACTTAATTGAATTAAACCTTTACGAAAGTATATTTGCACCGGGGTTATCTGGTACTTTAACTTTATCTGATAGTAGAAATCTTGCAGAAGAATTTGCGTTATTGGGTGAAGAATATTTAATTGTGACAGTAAAGACTCCTAGTCTATCCGACAAGGATGCAATATCTAAAGCATTTAAGGTATATGGATTAGAAGACAAAAAATATTATAATGATGGTAGTACTTTGGTATATCAATTAAATTTTGCATCTATAGAAACATTTAATGATGTACTAAATCCAATCTTTAGAGGGTTCGAAGGTACACCTGAAGAATTAGTTGCAAGAATATATCTAGATTATATGCAAGCTGATAGAAATGTTGCGTTAGATGCGTCTGAACTCGGTAAGGTAAAAACGCCATTAGTAATATTTGGTGAATCATCAAATTCTATTAAATTTGTAAGTCCAGGATGGAGTCCTGTGGAATGCATTAACTGGATTGCGAGCAAAACTTTTCCTAAAAATAATGAACCAGCAAATTACTTATTTTGGGAAACAACCAAAGGATTTTATTTTGGTAACATTGGAGCGCTGTTTAAAAATCCTGCAGAATTAAGTATAGGCGAATATGTTTACTCTCAGTCTTTTATTAATTCACTTACAACTGATGAGCGGCATAAATCTATGTACGCGATTAAAAATCTAAGTGTTAGTAAATCATTTGATCAGTTAGATAATTCTATGTCTGGGTATTTGTCTAATAGAATAATAGATGTGGATTTATATAATAAAAAATTTACAAATGTTGATTACGACCACGGCACAGAATTCTCAAAATACAATCATATGGATGGCACAAAATCTACTCCAATATTTGATCCAGCAATTGTAAGAAACGCATTATCATACGTCGATATAAATTTTAGTCATTCAAAATTGTACAATGATAATCCAGAAAATTTTGATGTAAAATATAAAAATATCTTTGGTAATAGAAGATCGAATTTGGTAGAACTAGGTAATTTAAAAATGGAACTGGTAATACCTGGAAGAACCGATGTAGAAGCAGGTAACATTATACAAGTTAGAGTACCAAAGAAAAAGGGCGGAGCCCTAACTGAAGAAGATAAAAATGACTATGTAGATGATCTGTTGTATTCAGGTTACTATTTGATTACAAGTTTATCACACAAAATTAATCTTAGAACACATTATATTACAATGGATGTTACTAGAAATTCTTTTCTAAGTAAAGAGGTGCAGAAATGAAAGAAATGGTTTGGTGGTCTGGTGTTGTTGAGAGTAGAGACGATCCCGAAAAACTTGGTCGTTGCAGGGTTAGAATATTTGGATACCACACGGATGATATAACGATATTGCCCACAAAAGATTTACCATGGGCTATACCTATACAACCAATAACTTCTGCGGCGGCATCAGGAGTAGGAACAACTCCGATAGGAATAGTAACAGGCTCGTGGGTTGTCGGTTGGTTTTTAGATGGTGATGAGGCGCAACAACCCGTGATGATGGGAACGATTGCAGGCAAACCATCATCAAATGCAGAAACAAAAGCAAAACAGGTTCAAGCAAGTACAGAAACAAACACACTAAAAGACAGTAGAAATAATATAGTATATGATCCACTAGGCAATGCTATTAATAGTGATATAGTACAATTAGATGCCGCAAAAACTTTATTACCTTTAAAATCTCAAGATTTAACAAAATTAACTAAAGCATTAGGTGATACTTTATCTGCAGGTGTTTACACTAAAGTAGGTGATAGCGGAGAATTAGGAAAATATCAGTTAACCCTATCCACGCTAATTGATCTTGGATATTTACGAAGACCAACTGGAGGAGTTATCACTAGTGATATAGCAAATACTAATTCAAATTGGACAAATAAAGGTGGTATAAAATCTAAAAGTGAGTTTTTAGCTAGTACAACTGTTCAAGAAACAGCAATGTTTGATTATACGAAAAGTAACTATGATACTTTAGTTAGATTAGGTAAGGTAAAAGAAACAGATAATTACCAAGTGGTTGGTGGATTATTGGCATCTGCTCACGTAATGGGCGCAAAAAATTCTGACAAGTTAGATAAAAAAACCTTTGCTGGTGCAAAGGCAAGAGAATTTTTTATTATCGGTAATTCTATATTGGGCGGGGACTCTACAGAGTTTCTTAGATCGTATGAAGAAGCAGGTAATTATTTACCAAATACATCTACACTAAACAATGAAGATTTAGCCAAGGCAAGAGGGTTTGAGGATCCAAATAAAAAATATCCAAAATTTGAATATGCTGGGTTATCCGATGTGAATAAACTTGCAGTAGGTGATAGGTCTCATTTATCTTTTCAAGTAAAAGAAAATAATAAGATAGAAAATATACAATTGGCTAGAACATCTCAAACTTGGGATGAACCTGAGCCAGCATTTGCAGGTAATTACCCGTATAATCAAGTAATAGAAACAGAAGCTGGTCATGTTATAGAAATAGATAGTACACCTAACGCTGAAAGAATACAGGTGTTCCACAAAAAAGGAACCTATATTGAAATAGATGTAAATGGGTCAATGGTTAGAAAAACAGTAGGCGAAAATTATGAGATAATGGATCGTAATAATTTTGTATATGTTAAGGGTGCTCATTGCTTAACTGTAGAAGGCAAAACAAGTATATTAGTTAAAGACAATGCTGTTATAGAAGTAGAAGGTGATTTATCTGTAACAGGTCGCGGAAATACTTTAGTGCAATCTGCAGGCTATATTGCCGTAGTTGCAGACACTGCGGCTGTAACTACAAAAAACGGATTGGATATTGCATCCGAAGGCGCTGTAAACATACAAGGTAAAAGTATAAGTATGCGATCTAGTAGTGGGGCAATTAATATTAAATCTAGTGCGGATTTAAATCTTCAGTCTAGTGCCACTGGAGCATTGAGCTTGAAAGGCGGCTTAACAGTATTAATCGATGCAGCTATAGTTAAAACAAAAATGGGTGCAAATATTATAAAAGCTATAACATTGGGTATATTAACACCTCCTTCTAAGAAGACTCCTAATACAACACAGATACCAGTGTTACAAAGAAAAGATTTCAATGACGAATCATTTTTATTCGATTCCGGAGAACCACAAGCAGCCGCATATAATGCGCAAAGAGAGGCGGCGGGGGAAATATCAAACGATATTCAATTAACTCCGAAGGCGTCGGATTTAGCTATTACGAGAAGTATAGGAGTTGCGTCTAGTTCAAAGATATCACAAGCAGATTGTGAAATATGTTATAAGTTTAATAACAGCTTTCCTAGATCATTTAAATTATCAAAATTATTTACTCTGGGTAGTTTGATTCCTGGAAATTTAGGACCACCCTTACAAGCGCAACGAGGATTACAGGAGCAAGATATTGTTTGTAATCTAATGCAGTTGGCGGAAAATGTTTTAGAACCTATTAATGCAAAATATCCAGGAATGATTGTTAGTAGTGGATTTAGATCAGAAAACGCAATTAATCCACAAACAGGCAAAATTGTTGGACCAAATAATAGCGACCATGGAATAGGGGCTGCTGCAGATTTACAATGGCCTAACAGACAAAAAAGCGATTTAAAAGATATAGCCGAATGGATTGTTGCAAATGTACCTCACAGACAAGTTCTTTTAGAATATACTACAAATGCTGGTACCGATAAAATTAAATCTGCGTGGATACACGTTGCTTTCTTATCTGACAACGGCAAATTGGTGCGGTCAACAAAGGCGCCCGTTCAAACATTTGTAAATAACGAATCTAGGTATACTAAATTGGTAAATCTAGCATAATAAATATCAATTATGGCAACACAAAAAACAGCAAAAGCTTTTGTAGATTTAGATCTCTCGTTTAAGGTTAATCCTTTTACTAAAGACCTGTATTTAAAAACAGATGAAGAAGCAGTTAAAACAGCTTTAAAACATCTTATACAAACACGAAATTTTGAAAGACCCTTTCACCCTGAAATAGGTACTCAAGTTTATTCACTATTATTTGAAAATTTTTCCCCTGCTGCAAAAATTGCAATGGAACGAACGATTGAGGAAGCAATAATGAAATTTGAACCTAGAGTAAGACTAATAGATGTGCAGGTTAAAGAAACTGTAGAATCCAATGACCTACTTGTGAATATAGTATTTGCTTTAAAGAACACAGACAAACCAATAACAATTACAACTTTACTAAGTAGAGTACGATAAATGGCAAATTACAGATTAGCAGAATTAGACTTTGATGATATTAAAGTCAATCTCAAACAATTC